CGGGTCTCGCAGCGCTGGCTTCCCGCGCAGCGTGCGCAGGCGCGGCAGTGGAAGGAGAAGGCGCGGCGGGCGGCTGAGTTCACGCAGGAACGGCAGCCGCGGGGATGCATGGTGAGGTTGAACGGGCCGGGCCGTACGCCCAAGTCGATGCTCTGTGGAAGCGTGAGCGGAGTCCCGCACCAGGGGCACTCGCCGCCGGTGCGCTGCTCGTCGGTCAGTTTGCGTACATGCGGCAGGGCGAGCATCGTCGTTCCGCTCTCGGCGGCTGTGGGGACTCGTCCGGCCGGGTCAAGGGCCACTGTCACGCGCTCACCTCGTCGCGAATCAGGGCCCACACCTCAGGGCCCGTCGGGGTGTACGAACTCCCCCACACGTCGCCAGCGCGCAGCGTGGCGTACACGTCGCCCCACCGCTCGTCCTCGGGAGCCGGGGCGGGGGCATGGATGCGGGTTCCGCCGTCCGTTTTCAGCGCGTGCACCGGCTCGTCGAGGACGCGCTCCAGCGCGGTCCTCAAAGCTGCTGCTCGCAGGCCGATAGGCACGGCACATCTCCGCTCTCGTGCGAGAGAATTACTCTCGTACGAGAGTAGACCGGACCGAACTACTCTGTCACGCAAGTCACACCGAGAGGAGGCGCACGGTGACGACCGATACGCCCCTGTACCTGCGCGTAGCCGAAGAGCTGCGGGCCCGCATCGAGTCCGGCGAACTCACCCCCGGCACCCGCCTCCCCTCCGTCGCCGACCTCATCCAGCAGTACGGCGGCAGCAACTCGGTTGCCTCGCGCGCCTACAAGCTGCTCGTCGATGACGGCCTGGTCGTCTCCCGGCACGGCGCCGGCCACTACGTCCGCGGCACCGACACCCCCGAACTCCTCGTCCGGCAGCACCGCCGCCGCAGTGAGGACAGCCCGTTCGCGCAGGGAGCTGCCGAGCAGGGCGCGGTCGGGACGTGGCGGCACGAGAGCATCACCGCGAAGGCGAGCGAGACGGTGGCCGCGCGACTCGGCATCGGAGTCGACGACGCGGTCATGCACACCTCGTACGTGTACCTCGCCGACGACAAGCCCGTGCAGTTGGCCGAGTCGTGGGAGCCGCTCGCGCTCACTGGCCAGTCCCTCATCGCCCTCCCCGAGGTCGGCCCGTACGCCGGCGTCGGCGTGGCCGCGCGGATGCGGGTCCTCGGCATCGAGGTCGGCGATCCCGTCGAGCGGGTGCGCGCCCGGCAGGCGACCAGGCAGGAGGCGCAGGCCCTCGGCATGACGCCACCCGGGCCGGTCCTCGCGATCGAGCGGACGTACTACGACCAGGCCACCGGCCGCCCTGTGGAGACGGCGGATGTCATCATGCGTGGCGACCGGTGGGTGGCCGTGTACGGGCAGGCTCCGGCCTAGTCACACTCCAGTTCGGTTGTACTCGTCCACCCGCGGCGGAGGGGCGGGAGGCTCGATGCGGTTCTGCCGCATCTGGCTCGTCAGCTCGGACACGTACCAGGAGAACGCCCGCACCAGCGAGGTCAGGCTGTCGATGCGGCGGTCCTGCTGCTCGATGCGGCGCTCCAGGCCGGTCCGTATCTCCTTGAAGGCGGCGAGGTCCTGCGCCCGCTGGGCTGGCTCTGCCGCGACGCTGGCCGCCGCGCGCTGCGCCTCAGCCGTCGTGAGCGCCGCCGCTTTGGTGGCCCGTGCCGCGAAGATCCCGCTGCCCAGCAACGCGAGCGCTCCGAGCACCGAACCGATGACCCCTGCGGCAACCCCCCACGATCCGCTCACGGTCTCTCCCCACGTACCGGGTGGGGCATCTCGTACTCCGGCACGGACGCAGCCCACAAGATCATTCCGACGTGGCTGGTCGCGTACCAGCCGAAGATCGCTACCCCTCTCGGATAGTCGCCGTTGAACGACCCCCACAGGAACGCCGACCCCCACACGAACGGGGGGATGAGGGCGGCGATAAACCCCCACCGATCCCGGCCGATCCGTAGCCACGCACAGCCGAACGTCGCTGCCCCGCACACCACCCACAGCCCCGCCCACCAGCGCAGATCAGCGAACCGGGTCAGCAGCTCCAGACCGCGCGGATTCGGCGCCGGCGTCAGCAGGTAGCCGGTGCCGAAGCACATCTTCCCCATCCCGAGCAGGGCCAGAGCTGTTCCGCGGCGGCCCAGCTGCGTACGGAGCCGCCGGGCCGCCGCGCGCATCAGACGCCCTTCGCCGTAGAAGCGCTGTTCGACGCGCCCACTACCCGGGCGAACAAGCCCTTCAGCAGGGCCACGACGGCGGCCAGCCCGGCCGTGCCGACACCCTGCCAGAACGAGACGCTGAGCATGTCGGCCGGACCCGCAGCGAGCGCCACCGCGCCTGCCGCTCCGAGGAACGTCCAGATGACGCGCTCGATCAGATCGACCACGTAGGTTCTGCCGGTCTTCACGACGGTCTGAGCGTCGGGCAGGTTGAGGTTGGACATGATCAGGACTCCTTGCTGTCGACGAGCTGCTGGACGAGCGCGGTAAGCGCGTCCACCTTGGCGGTGAGCTCCGTGACGTCCGACGCCACGGAGCCGAGGGACTGCTGTGTCTTGCGGACGCCCTCGACGGCGGTCTGCAAGGCGTAGCCCGCAGACCATGAGGTGTTGCCGTCGTCGTAGTCGCCGTTCGCCACGGGCGGCCGGGCCGCGGGCACGGTGCCGTCCGCGCCGAACAGTGCCTTCGCATCGGCGTTGCTGATCGTCACGTTGTCTCCCTGGGTGGGGCCCTTGGCGAGGGCGATGAGCCGGGCGAAGTCGATCGCGCCGGGGTCTCCGTGGACGTTCTCGGGGACGTGCATGTGGCCGCACACACCGCTGAAGCTGTTCCAGGCACTGCCGCTCATCCGGGCCCCGGCCGCCGAGCCGTACGAGCTGGGGTACGCGGGCCACTTGGTGGGCCCGGACAACGGCACACCGTGGTTGGCGTGCATCCAGCGCAGGAACTCAGCGACCTCGGCGAGGGCCCAGTCCGGAGCCTCAGGCCAGTAGATGTGCGGCGCGCTTCCCCACTTCTTGTGCGTGGTCGGGTCGCAGGTGCCAACGAGTTCGACCTGACACACGTTCAGCGTGTTCGTCTCGACGCCGCCGCTCAGGTTGACCAGCGCACGCGAGGAGCGGTCGATGTCGAAGTGCTGGTACCAGCGCAGCTTCCGTGCGGCGAGGTCGGGCACGGCCGTGAGGTTCGGCGCCGTCGCGCCGCCCTCGTAGCCAGGCAGGCTGCGGCCCTCGGTGGTGTGCAGCACGACGACGTTGACGTCCATCGCCGAGCCCGGATACCGCGTCCCGTACCAGGCCGCGGTCGAAGCGCCGGGGTATCTCTGTGGTCCGGTCATGGTCGTGTGCCTTTCAGAGGAGTCGGGCGTAGCGGGGTGCCCCGCCGATTGAGCCGCCGCCGCCGTACTTGCCGCCCGTCGAGGCGCCCGCGGTCCGCTGCACCTGCACCTGGACCTTCAGCGAGGTGAGGGCGCGGTACGGGGTGAGGTCGATGGTCAGGGCCGGGAACTGGTAGCTGAAGGTGGCCGGCACTGTGCCCGACGCGGCCACGTCGGTGCTGTTCAGGACGACCTGCCAGTTGCCGCCCGTGTTCGTGGACGAGACGACGTCGCCGAGGAACACCAGGCCGAGGGACAGCGTCGCCGTGCGCGGGGAGAGGAGCGTTTCCCACAAGGTGATGAAGCTGGTCGAGTCCTCGTAGACCATGCCGTGCAGGGACGTCGGGTAGAACGGCAGCTCGTCCCGCTCCCACCCGGAGCGCTGGAGCGCGGCCACCTGCTCCTTGAGTTCGGCCAGCTCCTGGAGGAAGTTCTTCGGCTTGGCGACTTTGGGCATGTCAGGCCGCCACGCAGGTCAGACGGACGCGCTCGGGACCGTTCACCGAGGTGTTCTCGATCGACACGATGCGCAGCACGCCCTGACGGCCGTTCGGGGACTGCGTGTCGGGGTCGATGACGAACAGGCCCTCGTCGCCCACGGAGTAGGAGCCGAACGCGGGGTCGGTGTCGGCGGACACCTCGAACGTGGGCTGCACCTGGGACTGAGACATCGCCTCCAGGTCGGCGTTCGCCAGGCCCTGAACCTGTGCCTCGTCGACCACTCCGTCGTAGGAGGCGACGCCCTCCAGCAGCGGCCATCCCGAGTCGATCAGGTCTTGCGCGATCGCCGTCTTCACGATCTTCGCTTCGCCCGACCCGGCGCCGAGTCCCGACATCTCCGTGACCAGGGAGGTTCCGTCCTCCGGCCAGTCGTAAGACAGGATCGACCCGAAGCCGCCACCCTTCGAGAAGACCAGCCCCGACTCGGCCGCTGTCCGTCCCCGCCGCGGGTACCAGGTGCGCACCTGCCGGTACCGCGCCGGCGCCGCATTGTTCGCGGCCTGCGTCCACCCGACGACGATCCCGAAGTCGAAGCCGTCGTCAGCCGCGGCGAGTTCGCTGATCGACTTGTAGATTTCCGGTCTCTCGTAGCCGAAGTAGGTGACGCTGCGGGGGATTCCGTCCGGCGCCGAGGCGAGAGGGTTGATGTCGAGGTTGATTGCCCCGCCCGGCTGGTCGGTGGCGTACCTGAGCAGCGACCACACGATGTACTTCTGATCGGTGTACAGCCGCTGCCCGCCGAGGTCGACGAACGCCGGATTGATCAGCAGGGACGTGTCCGTGCTGAGCGTCTTCTTCACGTACCGGTGCTGGAAGTAGGAGAGGAACTCGGCGGCCTGGATCTCCTTGCCGCCGACCGCGTCGGTCCGCGTCCAGATGATGCCGCCCCACACCAGGACCCCGTCACGGTCCACGTACACGGCCGTGCGGCCCGGCGTCGAGGCGGTCTCCGGATCCAGCGGCAGCGTCTCCTTGCTGTACGGGATCGTCCCGCGCAAGCTCCCGATGCCGTTCAGCTCGTACGAGTACGTCACGTTCGCGAGCGGCAGCTCGGCGAGCAGCGTGTCTGTGCGCAGGTCGCAGAACAGGTACGTGTACGTGTGCGTTGGCTGCGGGTCGAGGCTCGAACGGAGCATCGCCATCATGTCGGCCGTCATGCGACAGGCTCCACAACCAACTGCCCATCGGCGCAGTTCGTGACCGTGGGGATCGAACCGATGCTGGAGAACTGATACTGCGGGGTGATCGTGAGGCTCGCGCCCGGTGTCAGGCCCGACCGGACTACCGTGCGTGAGGCGTAGCAGCGGGTGCCGGCCACGCTCACTGCGTTCTTCGACGAGCCGCCCTCAGTGAGCGCCCCCGAGGCCCGCCACAGCACCCACGCCGTGGACCCGGCGGTGTTGCTGTTGACCAGCGCGGCACCGATCGTGATCCGGACCTGCCCCGACGGCGGCACCGTCACCGTGACCGGCGGCCACTGACCCGACGTGAAGTCGGTGACCGCCCCCGTGACCGGCGAGCCAGGCAAGCTGACCTGATCGGACGACGACGGCCGCACGACCTCCCGGACCTGCCGCACCGTGCCCGCCGCCTGGCCCACGTAGAAGGCGTCCGTGTCCGTGTAGTACAGCACCTGCCCGGGATGCGGCCGGGACGGTGCAAAGCTCGACGCAACGGGCACGATGCCGCCCGCTGCGACCGCGTAGTTGCGGACATCGGTGATGTTGCCGCTCGACACCGACGTCTGCGACGGGGCGACCGCGATGTCGGCCAGCACCTGCGCGTTGGGCGGGAGAGTGCCGCGCACGGTCGCCCCGGCCGAGGCAGCGTACGGGCCCTGAATCAGCTCGATGCGGAACTCGTTGTTGGCGCCCGCGGTCTCCGCGTCGTAGACGCTCGCGACGATCGTGTCCTTGCGGTACTGGCCGGCGCCGCCCGCGGCCGGGACGTTGATCGTGTAGTCCGCGTCGTTGACGCAGGCGTACGCCCCGTATCCGGCGAGGTCGTGATTGTCGATCCAGCAGAACCCGGCGGACACGATGACGGTCATGTTGGGCGTGCCCGCGGCCCTGACCTTCATCTGGTAGTTCGTGTACGACGGCTTGACGCCCTGTCGGATGCGCAGTGGGGTCGCCTCGTCGGCGGCGAATCCCGGGTAGCCGAGCAGCGAAGCGAGCAGGAGCCGGTCGGCGCGGGCCGAGTACGAGCCAGCCTGCATCCAGGTCGGCGGCGAGATGGGTGCCACAGTGGGGCCTCCTTACAGGCTGGTGTCACGCCAGGTGACGGTGAGCAGGGACGTTTGGCCGGGCGAGCCCGGCAGCGCCGAGCCTCGGTACGCGAACTCGTTGGACCCGGGCAGCAGTACCGGCCATACCGACCCGGCGCGCACCCATGAACGGCGGGGCGTGGACCCCATGTAGAGGACCGCCCGGGACCGGGTGTCGATGAGGAGGTACTCGCCGGCCTGGAGGGTGGCGTCGATGTTGAGGAGGGCGCCGGTAGTGGTCTGCTCGATCGCCGGGTTCGCGACCGGCCCGTCGAGGCGCAGCACCGGGTAGGCGTTCGAGGCGCCGCCGTTGACGGCGGTCAGTCGGCCGGAGGTGCCCGGGTCACCGTAGGTACGGAAGCCGGAGGCCACGTCCTGAATGAGGTAGACGTCGTCCACGAACAGCACGTCGGTGGCCGGCGGCGTACTCGGTACCGTCGGCGCGAGCTGCCCGTACGCGGCCCCGGCCGGGGCGACGAACCCGGCGTTGAACAGCGTCCAGGTGTTCGCCGCCACCGCCAGCGAGTTGTTGCTGGTCGAGATGTAGACGTGGCTGGCGTTGTACCAGTTGACGTTCAGCGACACAGTGCGGGCGGTGACGCACCGGAGCCAGCCCTGCGCCCGGTAATTCTGTCCGGCCGTGACCGCCATCTGCTCGCACTCGGAGCGCGGCGAGGGGCTGGTGCCGTTGGGCGTGATCTGCATCGACCACGAGCCAGAGTGTGCCTGCGTGTTGACGCGGGCGATCGTCGCCGTGTTCCCCGACCAGTTGGCTAGGTCCGTCTCGAAGGTGCCGTTGGCGTTGAGGGCGGTCGGGGTGAACCCGTACACCAGCGGGTAGGTGCGGCCGGCCGCCGGGCTGTACGCGGTCGTGGACGCGGACTTCTCGTCGAGCCCGTACAGGTAGGGGTCGGCGCAGTACAGCTCCAACGCGGCATCCCCGATGGACCACAGGTGCTCGGCGTCGTACGGGATGCTGCGCTTCCTCACCTTCGCCCACACCAGGACGTCCTGATCGAGGAACTGGAGCGGGGCGGGCTGCTGCTGCGGCTGGGTGGCGTTGCGCAGGGCAAGGCTGAGGGCGCGCAGGTCGTCGGGGCTCTCACCGCGCAGGCCCAGCTTGAGCTGCACGGTGCGGGGGCCGGTGTAGTCGGGGCCGGTGTAGTCGCCGTGCTGGCCGGGCCGGTCCACGTCCTGCGCGCGAATGTCCGGCAGGTCGTCGAGGCCCTCGACTGCGGTGACCGCGTACTGCGAGCCGGGGCCGAACAGCAGGTCTCCCCACTGGACTCGGCCGAGCTTGCCCTGCGCCACGGTCACCGCCTCCCCACGAGGCCCTGCCACGACAGCGCGCGCAGGATGCCGTCCGGGCTCGCCTCCGAGCCGTACAGGTTGAACGTGTTGTGCTGGTCTCCTCGGCCGCCGCCCGCGTACACCGCGGCAAGCTGCCCGGCCGACGGGGTCACGGACAGGGCGCCGCCGATCCCGGAGGTGACGTCGAGCGCGGCGCCGGCCACCGACTGAGCAGCGGCCCGCACCCGCGCGGCCGTCGCGAGGAACCCCTGCTCCAGACCGAGGCCGCCGAAAACACCGATCTCCCGGAACGCGCGGCTCGGGCTCTTGGTCTTGTGGACCTTCTTCGTGGTCTTCAGCATGTTTTCGGCGATCCGCCGCATGGTGTTCTCGATCGCCTTCTCCTGGCTCTTCAGCCCGGCAACGAGGCCCTGCGCCGCGCGGATGCCTGCGGAGTACAGGGCGTCGCCGACCGTGTTGCCGGTGGCCGTCGCGGACTTGGCGAGCTGCGCCTGAAGGTCGTTGATCTTCTTCAGTTCGGCCGGGGTCGCCTTCGCCAGCGCGGCCGCCGTCGCCCCGCCCGCCTCGACACCGGCGTCCGCGATCTGCTGCAACAGGTCCGATCGCAAGCCGCTCTTCCTCAGCTTGGCGATGTTCGCCTGGAACGCGGTGGTCGCCTTGAGCGCCTGCTGGAGCCCGACCGTGATCGCCGACACCGAGTTCACGTCCGTGTGGCCCGTGGTGATATTGGCCTCTTGGAGGATCCCCGACGTGATGTCGCTCGCTGCCTTCGACCTCGCCTTGACCAGGTCGTCGAGCTTCTTCTGAGCCGTCGCCAGCTTCTTCACCACAGCGTCGTGCTTGGTGACGAGCTTCTCCAGCTCGACGGTGGCCCGCTTCAGGGTCTTGCCGTACCCGGAGCGGACGTTCGCAGGCAGCGCCTTAGTGATCGACTGGAGCTTCGCGCGCAGTTGGGCGGTCGTGCCGTCGATGCCCTTGATGAACCCCTCGATGAGCAAGCGGCCCGCAGGGGTGAGGATCTTCGCGTCCTTCTGCTTCGGGCCCTTCCAGTCCGACAGCTTGCCCGTGAGCGTGCTGAGAACGCCCTGCACCGACGGGATCTTCGACTGGATACCGGAGATGAACCCGGAGATCAGCGACGCACCCGCCGATGCCAGGACCCCGCCGAGGTTGCCCAGCGCGCCCCGGGCGAGGGACGGCAGGCGGCCGATCTGCGCCCGCGCCTCGTCAATCTTCCGGCCCGCGGCAGCCCGCAACTGTGCGCCCGCATCGTTCATCCGCCCGACCAGCGACGACCCCAGCGACGACAGCGCCGACCGCGCCCGGCCCGGCAGATCACCCAGCAGGCCGGCCACCCTGTCGGCCATGTTCTGCGCGGCCTGCTTCGCCGTGTTCGTGGCGGAGGAGAAGTCGCCCCGCAGGAGGTCGGCGATGATCTGCACGGCGGGGATGACGATGTTGGTGATCGTCGCGGCGAGGCTTCCGGAGAACACGGCCGCGAGGTCGGCGACGTAGCCGATAACAGGGGTTATCGCGGGAACGAGCTGCTCCAGCATCTGCGCTGTGAGCCGCGCGAACATTTCGATCAGCGGGGTCGCGGCCACGAGGAGTTCGCCCGCGGACACGCCGAGCTGGACGAGGCTCGGGCCGACCTCGACGAGGGTCTCGCCGAGGAGCTGGAAGATCGTGACGAGCTGTGTGGCCATCAGGTCGGCCAACGGCTGCACCAACGCGGGCAGTTGGGCCAGGATCGGGGCGAGGGTCTCCTGGAGGATTCCGGCGACCTGATCGACGACGGGGGCGAGCGCCTCAAAGGTGACCTGTGCGGCCTCCAGGAGAGGAGTAAGCGCAGGTAGGAGGCTTGCCGCGAGCTGGCCGACTACGGGCAGCAAGGGGGACGCGGCGACGACCAAGGCGCCGACGGCATCCGCGGCCTGGACGAGGACCGGGCCGAGGGCGTCGACGATCGGGGACAGTCCGTCGCCGAGCGCCTTGATCAACGTCTGCGCTGGCGGACCGAGCGCCGCCAGAACGGGCGCGACCACGCTCAGGGCTTGACCGAGCAGCGGCGCCGCCGTCGAGGCGAGCGTCGACATGGTGGTGAACAAGGCCTTCAGCCCGGCCTGTACCTCCGGTGAGGCGAACGCCTCGTTCAGGGCTGTCGTGACCTGCTGAAGCGTGCCGATGAATCCGCCGCCCGACGACTGCGCCGCCGAGAACACCGACCCGAGGATCCCCGCCACGTTCCCGCCGACCTCGGCGAGATCCCCGATCAGGTCGATCGCGTTCTGGATTGCCTCCTGCATGCGCCCGGACTCGAACGCCGCGCCCAGCTTCTCCCCGATGAAGTTCGCCTGGTGCGCGGCCGCATCAGTCAGGGCCGCGAACGACGGGCCGGCCGCTGCCGCGATCTGCCCGAGCGCCGTGACGACCACACCGGGGACACCCGACAGGTTGCGCAGCCCCTTGGACGCCGATCCGAGCGCCTTGCCCAAGGTTCCGTTGTCCGCGAGTTCCCTCGCCGAGCCCATGACGCCGGCCGCCATGTCGCCTAGCGCCGTCGCCGTGTTGAGTAGGTTCGTCCGCAGCACCGGCAGCACGCTCTTCGCGGTGTGCTCTAGGTTCTTGTCGAGCCCGCGGAACACCTCGTTCTGCACGGCCTGCTGCATGCTGCGCAGGGACGGGCTGAGATCCCGGACCACCGTCGCGAACTTGGCCGCGTTCGGACTGAGCTTCTTCAGCGCCTCGTTGAAGTCCTCCGCTTTGCTGGGATCCAGCGCGGCCGACAGGGCGTCGTCCATGCCGACCGCCGCCAGCTTCACCGTGCCCGAAGCGAGCTGCACGGCGGCCATGCCCGTGACCGCGACACCGGCCGCCGGCGCGACGTTCGCCAGGGCGGAGACCACACTGCCCAGCAGCGGCACGGCGGACCCGATCGCCGCGGACGCCTTCGCGAACCCCGCAGCAACCGACAGGCCCGCGCTGGAGCCCGCTGAGCCCATGCGGCCGAGGAGTCCGAGGAAGCGGTTCGGGCGGTCCTCGTCCACGTCGACGTGGATCTCGGGGTCGACGTCGTCTACGCGGCGTGCTGCGGTGAGGATCTCGTCGAGCTGCCGTGCCGTGCCCCGCGCGGACACCTGCACGTTGACGTCGGGGTGCGTCTCGCCGAGGCGCTGGAGGTGCGGGGTCAGCTCGTTGATCTGCCGCAGCGCCTGGTCGATCGAGACGTCCACGCCGATGCGCTGGTCGGACAGGGCCTGCAACTGCTCCCGCACCCGAGCCAGATCGCGGTCAACCTCGTCGGAGTTCGCGTCGATCGGGATCTCAGGCAGGTGCGCGAGTAGCCCGCGCAGCTCGTTCTGGATGCCGCCGCCGAGGGCCGCGCCGACGCTGGAGCCCTGACGGGTGGCGTCGGCGATCGTGCCCTGCAACCCGTCGAGGTTGACGTTCAGGTGGGAGACGAGATTGGGCAGGTTGATGTCGTCGGCCACTCGGTCACCTCCTCGGGGCTACTGCATGGCGGCCATGGCCAGGAGGCCGGGGCCGGACTGCGTGGGCTGCTGTGGGCGGTCGCCGCCGGTCTGGTGGGCGGCCTGGTGCTCGTCGGCCAGCGTCATGAGCTGGCAGAGCGTCATGTCCCAGAAGGTGTCGGGAGGAATGTGGAGGGCACCGACGGCGAGATAGAAGAGCTCAGACCAGGGGAAACCGTCTCGATCTCCGCCCCGCTGGTGTCCGGGGCGTCGTCGTTTCCCAGGGCTGCCAGGGCCTTGGTGAACGAGGTGGTGAACGCCTCGACGTACTGGCCGAGGAGGCCCGGGTGCAGGAGGTCGGCGAGGTCCGCGCCGTCCGTGCGGCGCCGGTAGGTGATGTCCCCGGAGATCTTGCGCTCGCCCTTGGCGTCCTGGTGCTCCCGGTAGTGCGGCTCGAACCCGCCGGGGCCGACGCAGCCCGCGCCCACGAGCTGAATGATCGGCCCGTACGCGGCACCGTTGCCGGTGGAGTCGACGGCGGTCTGCGCGGCCTGCACGGAGCCGTAGCGGGCTTCGAGAAGGGCGATCGCGCGCATCGGGTAGCGAAGGACCACCCGGGTGCCGTCGGTGAGTTCGATGCTGCCGCCGTCGCCGAGGAGGTCGAGGCCTTGCGTCATGGTGGTGGGTCCCTACGTGAGTGCCGGGTTTCGGCCTGCGGTTGAGGGGTGGCCGGTCGGGCGCGCTGAGCGAGAACGCGCCCGACCGGTGCTTAGGCGATCGCCGCGGCGGTCTCGTTGAGGACGATGGAGATCCACTTGCCGTTGGCGATCAGCGGGTCCGCGTCCGCCGTGAAGCTCGCGATGCGGTAGTCCTCCTCGGCGAAACCGAGGTCCGGGAACGCACTGAGCGACAGCTTGTGCAGCACGACGTGCATGTCGCCGCCGACGATGTCCACGCCGTTCGGCGGGGTGACCCCTTCGAGCTTGAAGGGCGGCATCGTGGCGTTGGCGTCGGTCAGGTCCCAGGTGGACACCTCGGCCGTACCGGTGCCGGAGTCCGTGACCGCGCCGCCGAGGATCGCGACCAGCACGTCCAGCGACAGCTTCGCGTGGGTGATCGCCACCTGGATGTTCGTGATCGACGAGTTGGTGGCCAGCTTGGTGTTGTCACCGCGGAGCGTCTTGACCTCGACGTCGCCGGAGATCTCGAAGCTCTTGATGCCGGGCACGTCGATGAGCGCCCCGTACACGGCCGGGCCGCCGGTGGGGTCGGAGGTCAGGGGCGCGATCTTCGCGTCCTGGATCGCGTAGACCTTCGTCACTCGGGAGATGGGCATGGTGTTCCTTCCTGGTGCCGGGGTCCGGCCCTACGGGGTGTCGATCGGGGGCTGCTCGGGCTGCGTCTCGGGCACGGTCTCCAGCTCGTCGCCCTCCAGCTCGGGGAGCGGGCCGGCGTCCTGCGGGACGAGCAGCCCATCGACGACCCACCACGTGGTGCCGGGCCTGCTGCCTGTCTGGACGGACAGGGCGCCGTGGCCGAGGTCGGAGAGGAACGCGACGCGCTCGACGGTCGCCCCGGGCGGTGCTGGCCACGCGGCGCCGAGGTAGCTGACGACGTCCTCGCGCGACATCTGGGTGAAGGTGACGGTCACGTTGGCACCACTTCCTCGCGCAGGAGCACGCGGTTGATTTGCACGGTGATGGAGTGCCGGACCTTGTTGTCGGCGATGGGGATGCGGTCGATGTCGGTGACGCGGACGGCGGTGACCTTCGCGGGGTGGGCGGGCAGGGTGCAGCCGTGGAGGGCGTGGGCGATGGCCTCGGCGAGCCCGTACCGCTCGGTGTTCTTCGTGGTCGTGGCGCCGGTCTTCACGCGGGCTTGCTCAACGAGGTCCACGACGACGGTCTCAACGATGTTGATCTCAGCGTTCGGGCCACCGAAGTCGCCGTTGGCCGTGAGGTCGAGCCCGGCGGGCATGCCCTCCTGCACGACGATGAACGGTTCGGCCTGCTTCGGCCGAGGGCCGTCACGGAAGACGGGTACGCCGAACTGGAGTCCTTCGAGGCGGGCCTTGATGGCGCCCGCGGTGCTCGCGGCCATCAGCGCCTGCCGATCTGCGCGGCGTGTGCCCGCCAGAAGATCGGCGTCATCTCGATCGCCGGACGCAGGAACGGCCGGGCGGGACGCGCAGGCTGGTGCACCTTGGCCACCGGGTGGCGCGCACCCGGCCAGAACAGCGCCTTCTTGCCGCTGTGTTCGTTGGGGAAGATGTCCACCGGACCACGGCCGAACTCGATTGCGGCGGCGTAGTTAACGTTCGTGCCGACGACGTAGCCGAGGTTCCGGCCGCCGCCCTCGACGCGCGAGACGATCGACGAGCGCAGACGGCCGGTGTCCACCGGTGCCCGGCGCCTCGCTTCGTTCTGCACGTCGATGCGGGTCCGGTCCACGGCCCGCTTCACGTCATCCGACATGCGGCCGAAGACGCGACGCAGACCACGCTCGTACTCGCGCGTGTTGATCGTCGCGGACGCCTCGGCTCGCATCCGCATCCCGACCCGGCGACGTACCCGCATCACACACCCCCGATCACAGGAGCGCGGTTCAGGTAGCCCGCCACAAGGCCGTCTACCTGCGTCGATCCAGTCGACGCCCACGGATCGACGGGCGTCGTCGGGGCGTCGTCGTCGCTGTCCTCGATGGCGACGTTGTTGCCCTCGTCGTCGACCTGAAGGGAAGGGTCCTGCTCGGCGTCCGCGTCCGACGGCGAGGCCTTCGCCTGCAAGTCGGCGGCGAGCAGCGCGCACGCCTGCGCCACCAGGAACGGCACCTCGTCGAACCCGAAGTTGCCGACGACCTTGACCTGCTCGGACCCCCACCGCGCGAACAGGCCGGCCCACCCGCCGTTCCACGACTCGGCGCCCGCGATCAGGTCGTCGTAGCCGGTGTCGAAGAGCTGCACGGCGTCGATTTGTCCGAGCACGTCAGACGAGGTGACCCGGTAGGCCGACGACGGGATAGACGGGCCGTCGTCGGCCTCCAGGACGGGCATGACCGAGGTGATTGTGCGGACGCGGCGCGGAAGGATGACCAGTCCATCCGCGCCCACGTCCGCCACCACCACCAGGTCAGTTGGCTCGAAACACTGCTGGGTGTACCGCTCGATCGCCTCTTGGGCAGCAGCGATCCACGCGGCGACAACGGCGTCATCGCCGGTGACCCCTGCGTCCCTCGCGGCCTCGATCGAGCAGTACGCCATGGGTCAGCCCTTCTCCGTGTCCGTGGACGTGGTGGGCTGCTCGTCGGCCTCGTTGGCCGGCGCGGACCGGAGCTCGGCGAGGGTGTCGGCGGTGACGGTCTCGCCCTCGGCGACGATGCGTCGGGCGTAGCCGCCCGGGTGCTCGTCGAGGACAGGACCGACAGGGGTCCGGTTGTCGTCGCCGAGGGCGCGGAAGGCGTCGGCCGGGGCCGGGGCGCCTTCCTTCCACCCGTCAGCGGCGGTGAAGCGGCGCGCTGCCATCAGGCGTCACCCTCTTCGGACTTCTCCTCGGCGGGCGCGAGGCCGCGCTTCACGTCGGGCGTGATCGGGCTGCCCTTGGTGACGACCTGCACCCATCGGCCGCCGCCGCTGACCTTGCTGGCGGCCTCGCCGACGAACTGGCCGTCGTCGTCGATCTGCCGGAACCGGTCCTCCGGGGCGGTCTGCCCCAGCTCCCAGCCCTGGCCGCCGCTGTACTGCTGCGGCCGTACGGCCTGCATCGGCGCCTGCGGCTGGTCGGGCGTCTCGTCGGGCTTGCTGCTACGTGCTGCCATGTGCGTGTTCTCCCGTCTGCTCGTCGTGATGGGGGGTGGGCGCCGGCCTTACGGAGTCGGGTCGCCGAAGGTCCCCTTGACGAAAGCCCTGGGGGTGTGGACCGCGACCTCCAGGCGCGCCTCGACGAGGAGCGTCAGGATGTTGCTGGTGAAGTTCGAGGCGTGGGAGTCGGTCATGAGGATCGTGATCCCCTGCCGCTCCCACAGGGTGGCGCCCTCGCGGAACCCGCCGACCAGGAAGTTGTTCTGCGTCATGGCCGTGGTGGAGATGACGCGCATGCCCCAGATGCGGGCCGGCGCGACCTCCTGGACGTTCGACACGACGCGGAAGCGGGCGGTGTCGTCGGTGTCCAGCTCGACGTTCTGCCAGTCGATCGGGTGGAGGATCACGCCGTCCGGGGTGCGCTCGGACAGCTCGACGAGGGTGCGCGCCTTACGCAGCCGGATGAGGTTGGAGTCCGCCTCTTCGGCCGCGGCCGGGGCGTAAACCTGGACGCCGGTCGCGGTCATGATGCCCTGGAGCTGCGAGCTGGTGCCGGTGCCGTTGAGGATCTGAGCGTCGATCTTCAGTTCCAGGCCCGTGGTGAGACGGCCCCGGATGTAGCCCATCAGCTGGCCGTCGTCGTCCGCGGCCTGGCGGGTGATGTTCAGCCAGTGAGCGACCGTCTTGGTGGTCGTGGAGACCGTGTCGAACGTGATGGACGACTCCGGCTTGGCCGCTCCTTCCGCGACGACCGCGGCGTTGTTGGTGAACACCAGCTCGCGCACGTACTCGATGGCGCCACCGCTGGTGGTCTGCCGGTCGAGGAGGTCGGCGACGCGGAACGTGCGCTCGGGCTCGCGGATGATGCCCGGTACGCGGGTCGTGGTGACCGGGTACGTGGTCGTCGTGACGAGGGCGCGGGTGTCGAGGTCGTCGGCCTGGACGCGGACCTGACCGGACAGCTTCGAGCGGAACGCGGCGAGGCCATCGGCCTTCACGAACCGCTCGGCCATGTCGAGGACGGGGACGTGGCCGCCGCGCTGCTCGGGCTGCTCGCCCGGCCGCTCGGTCGTCCCGCCACCGTTGCCGCCGGGGGCCGGCGCGGTGCCGGGCTCGGGCGGGTTGGCTGCGAGGAGCTGACGGCGGGCCTCGGCCCGCTCGTTCGCCTTCTTGATCTTCGCGGTGAGGTCGGCGGCGCGGGACAGGAGTTCGTCCTCGTCGCCATCGAAGTCTGGGTCGGCGAGCTGAGCCTCGATCTCCTCACGCTGCTCCAGCAGCGTCGGAGCGCCGCCCTTGATGGGCCAGACCGGGCGTCCGCCGACGATGCCGACGGCGCGAACACCGGTCCGGGGGTGACGCGGGAGCGAGTTGGTGTTCATCGCTGCGTCCTTCCGGTCCGTGGACGGCGCGCAGCCGCCCAGATGTCTGGGTGTCTGCGGTCCGTCTGTCACGGCCGGTGGATCGCGCCCGGCAATGCTCGCGGCTTTTACGTCCGGTGCGAGCGGCCCGGATGAGGGGAGGGTAGATCGACACGCGGGGTGCGTGTGGGTGGGGGCTGCAATTCGCTTCGACGACGGGCGTCTAGCTGCGTCGTCGTCCCCGTCGTCCGGTGCGGCGGGGGAGGCTGCGGTAGGGCGCGGCGGCCTGGTTGCGGTGGGCCCATTTCCGCGCCCACGGCATCCGGTTGGCGAACGCCCACCGCCACTGCGCGCGCGACTTGTAGCGGCCCATCACACGCCGCCCGCGGAGGCGAGAGCCAGGAGGGCCGCGGCCCGCTTCCGCTTCTGCTCCTGCTTGAAGCGGATCTCCGTGTCCCGTCCGTGCTCGCGGTCGTACTCGGCGAGCCGCTCAGCCAGGGAAGGCTCACCGGTCTCGGTGTATAGGGCGCCGAGCGCGCTCCGCACGGTCTTCAGTTTGGAGCCGGGCACGGCCGCCATGCGTGCGGTGATCTGCGAGACCTCGACGAGACGTGCGCTGCGGATGTTGTCGAGGACGTCGCGGCGTTCCTCGTCGGTCATCTTGGCGAGCTTCTCCCAGGCGGGCAGGTCCGTGCGCACGAACCCCACGGAGAGTTCCCGGGCGCTGCCGGACCGGGCCATGGCCCGCTTGTCGCGTCCGTCCGCGGTGTCGTCGTAGGCCCCGGCGATGTGCAGGAGGTTGGACTGCTCGTCGGCCTTGAAGGTGCCGATGGGCG